ATGATTTGTCCAGCAGAAACTCCAGAAGGAAGTTCTGTAGGTCTTGTTAAAAATATGGCACTTAGTACAAACATTTCTATTTCAATGAATAGTTATCATATCAGAAATATTCTTATTGAATTTGGAGTTATTGTGTATAATGATAGTTACTCTTCTAATAATAGTTCTAATAATAGTGAAAAATCTGCTATTACATTTCTTAAAAATATGGGTAATAGTAACAATATTTATGTTATTGTTAATGGTGATATTATTGGTTATCATACAAATCCACTTGAATTGTATAATAATCTTAAACATTACAAAAGGTCAAGTATTATCCATCCTATGACATCTATAGTTTGGAATATCCAAAAGTCTAATATTATAATTAGCACTGAAGCAGGACGTATGTATAGACCATTGTATATAGTTGATTATAATAAAGAATTAAACAAAAGCGAATTGCGTATTGAAAGAATTTTGAAAAGAAAAAATATAAAATGGGAAGATTATATTAAAGATAAAAGATTTGATTATTTCATATCTCCAAATGAAATAAATGAAGATAATGATGACCCGGATAGTTATCTTGATAAAGAAGGTTTTATAGAATATATGGATTGTGATGAAATTAATAATGCTATGATTGCAACATTTCCTTCAGATTTAGAAGAAGGAATTAAAGGTACTGCTCTTCCGCCATGCTATACTCATTGCGAAATTCATCCTAGTTTAATGAATGGTATTTTAGGTGTAAATATTCCTTTCAGTGATCATAATCAATCTCCTCGTAATTGCTATCAATGTGCTATGGGAAAACAGGCACTAGGTATTTATGCAAGTAATTTTAATAAGAGAATTGATACTATGGGAAATATTTTGAATTATCCTCAGAAATCGCTAGTATGTACTAAATTATCAAAATATACTATGGCTCATAAACTACCTTCAGGTGTAAATGCTATAGTTGCTATAATGACACATACAGGATTTAATCAAGAAGATAGTATTATGATTAATCAATCTGCATTGGATCGTGGGTTATTTACTAGTACATATTATAAAGCTCATCGTGATGTATGTAATAAAAATCATAGTACTGGTGAAGAAGAAATTTTCACTAATCCCTGTGATAAAACTGATAAAAAACCATATTGTTATGATAAATTAGATGAAACTGGATTTGTTCCTAAAAATACATATGTAACCGGTAATGATGTTATAGTAGGAAAGGTAATGCCTAAAAAGATTAATGGAGAGATATCATATCAAGATAGTAGTTTAACTATGAAAGCAAATGATGATGGATATATTGATATGAATTATAATGGAGTAAATAGTGAAGGTTATAGATTTTGTAAAGTACGAACACGTAAGAACAGAAAACCTGAAATTGGAGATAAATGTGCTAGTTGTAGTGCACAAAAAGGAACTATTGGAATGACATACAGACATCAAGATATGCCTTATACGAAAGATGGAATAGTTCCAGATATTATTATGAACCCTCATGCTATTCCTTCGAGAATGACTATTGCTCAATTAATGGAATGTATTATGGGAAAAGCAGGATGCCATATTGGCGCTTTTGGCGATTCAACTCCTTATAATGATTGTTCGGTTGAAGATATTGCTAAAGTTCTTGAACTATCTGGTATGGAAAGATATGGTAATGAAATTATGTATAATGGAAGAACAGGCGAACAGATTCATACAGAAATATTTATTGGACCTACATATTATCAAAGATTAAAACATATGGTAACAGATAAGGTTCATTGTTTAACTGAAGATCATGATGTATTAACTATTAAAGGATGGAAAAAAATAAGTGATGTTAAGCAAGAAGATAAGGTTGCAATATTAAAAGATGATAAACTAATTTATGAAAATCCTAATATAGTATATAAATATCCAGATTATAAAGGATATATGTATAATATATCAAATAATCAAATTGATTTACATGTTACTATTAGTCATCGTATGTATATCAAAGATAAAACAGATAATACAAATAATTATAAACTTATAGAAGCGAGTGATATTAAAGGTAAGGAAGTTACTTATAAAAAAGATTGCATATTTAATGAAGTTGATTATCAACTTAATATATATAATTCTCTTCCAGTTAATATGGAAGCATTCCTATCATTCTTAGGAAGATGGTATGCGTATAATGGCAATTATAAAAATATTGATAATTTGATTAATGAATATGGTAATAATATTTATGATAATGATAATATTATAAAATACGTTAATACTTTAGATAAATACTCATTACCGGAATGGATATGGAATATGAGTACTAAACAATGCAGAATTCTTATTAAAGGGTTTGTATCTATTAAAAATGAAGATATTAAACATAATTTTGAGAACATGTATTGTACTCTTAATGAAAATTTGGCAGATGATATGATGAGACTATTAATACATGCAGGATGGAGTGGTATTAAATCACAATACAAGAATTATTGGAAAATTACTATAATTAAACATAAAAATTCTCCAAAAATTAATAGCATTAAAGATAAATCTTGTACTGAAAAAATACATTATTATGAAGGACCTGTATATTGTTTAAATGTATCATCTGAGATATTTATGGTTAGAAGAAATGGAAAATCAGTATGGACTGGAAATTCTCGCGGTTCAAATGGACCAATAGTTATGCTAACTAGACAACCTAGTGAAGGAAGAGCTAGATCCGGTGGTCTTCGTTTAGGTGAAATGGAAAGAGATTGTTTCATTGCACATGGAACATCAAATTTCTTAGCAGAGAGAATGTTACATGTATCAGATAATTATCGTATATTTATTTGCAAAAAATGTGGTATGCATGCAAATGTTAACACAGATAAAAATATTTATAGTTGTAAATATTGTAATAATAATACAGACATTGCGCAAGTAAGAATGCCATATGCTTTTAAATTATTAAATCAAGAATTATATACTATGAATATTATGATGAGATATGTATGTAATTAAAAATATATAAACGATGATATATAAAATATATATTATATATTGAATTGATAATATTAGTAGATTAATTTTATTTTTTACATTATATATATATATAAACATTTGATATATATTTTTATAAAAGATATGGGGGATAATTATAAACTATATAATATTCTAGAAGTTAGTAAAAATGCAACTGATGATGAAATTAAAACTGCGTATAAAAAAAAGGCAATGATGTATCATCCTGATAAAAATAAGGGAGATGCAGATAGTTCTACTAAATTTAAGGAAATTTCTAATGCCTATAGTATTTTAAGTGATAGAGAAAAAAGAAACAGATATGATCAATGCGGAGATAGTAATTTTAATGAAAATTCAAATGACGAGATGAGAAATCATAGAGACATTTTTGAAGCATTTTTTAGAGGACACGAGGGAGGATTTCCTGATAATATTTTTGGTTTTGGAAGCGGTGGTAGAGGAGGGCGCCAAGAAAGAAGACAAAATAAAGCTGATTCGATAGAAAGTGTATTTAATTTAACTTTAGATGATGTATATGAAGGAGTTAAAAAAGATTTAAACATTAAATTAAAAAAATATTGCACTAGTTGTAATACCGAATGTCCTGATTGTGATGGAAAAGGTTTTATACATCGTATTCAAAATATGGGAATTATGCAAACTATTTTTCAATCACAATGTAATAAATGTAGTGGCGAAGGTATAATTATAAAAGGAAAATCAGGATGTAAACTATGTAGTGGTAAAGGATTTTATAATAAAGATGTTAAAGCAAAACTTATAATACCAAAAGGAGTTAATGAATCTTACAGAACAGCATTTCCAGAATTAGGTGAACAACCAAAAGTAGATAATATAAAACCAGGAGACTTAATTATAAGTATTAGAATAGAAGAACATCCCCATTTTGTAAGAAACGGAAATGATCTTCATTATAAAACAGATATATCATTTATTAATTCTATAATAGGTGAAAATATAAAAATTCCATATTTTAAGGAAACTATAGAAATTAATACACAAATATTTGGAGTTATTTCAAATGGAAAAAAATATATGATTGAAGGAAAAGGACTTCCTATTATGAATACTAATAATAAAGGTAATATGTATATAGAATTTAATATTAATTATCCCAAAATTAAAAACACAGAAAAAATAGAAGAATTAAAATCATTATTAAAAGAAATGTTTATATAGATAGTTTATTTTTTTTATTATCAATTGCATAATATATATTATATATTGGTGTTAGATTAATATATTCATTATCAAATCCATATTTTTTAAAAAAATTTAGTAATTCGTAAGCAGATGGGTCATTTAATATATCTGTCTTATCATATCTAGTTATTATAAATTTATAATCTTCGCCAGATATAATATCTTTATTAAAATAAAATAATTTATTTAATTCATCTGTATATATAATAGGATTTCCGTATTCTAATTCTAAATTATAATAATAAAATGCTTTTTTATGTAATTCATCTTCAATATCATTATATCTATATGCATTTATAATATCACTATTTATTTTATTACCAAAATTAATAATAGTTTTTTTATTTATAAAATCATATTGAATATAAAATATATAATTTTTAAATACATTTTTAACATCATTTTTATGTGTTACATATATATTATATACATACGGATAATCTAAATTTTCATTAATTTTAGATGTTAAATCTATATCACGACATCTTTTAATATTATCCGCAGCTTTGTATATAGTATCATAATATATTATAAGTAATATGAAAATCACAAGAAGAATAAAAAAAGCACATATAAAATGTTGATATATTGTAATATTATATGAGTGTTCTCCTACATTAGCTAAAGTATATAAAATATAAAAAGAGTATGCTTCAATAGGAATAATATATGATTTCATCAATTCATTCATTATTTACTTTAATATAATAATATAATAATTTTATATTATGTAAATACTTTATTATTATTTAATTTAGCATATATTATATCATATATAATACTTGGATTATATTTATTATATTCTTCATTTGCATAATTTTTTATAAATTTAATTAATTCTTTAGAAGAATAACTATATATAGGATTATTTTTTTCATCTACACATAAAAATTTATATTTTTCAGGAGTTTTAAAAATCTTAGGATCTATATTTTCTATAAAATCCGTATCCATATTTCGTAAATTAAAATATTTAACTTTTAATTTATCATAATTATTGTTATAATTATCAACATCAATTAAATTTGTTTTTAATTTATTATATTTATATTTGATATTTTCTTTAAAAATTTTATGTAATATAACTTTTAGATTTCCTTTATTACTATCTATATCAAACTCTTTATAATATTTACTTACATCTTCTTCATAAGATAAATTTTTGATATATTCTTTTGCTTCAGATTTTTTTTCACTTGTATAACTTTTATAAACATCTATTGTAGTATCTATATGATTATTTATATTATTATCATCAATATGAGTATTTATAAATTCATCAATATAATTGTCTTTTATTAATTCTTTAAAAAATTCTGCATTATAATTATCTGTAAAAGATGATATCTTACTATTACTCTTTAAAAAAGTTTCCTTTATATCATAGTTAATAAAATTTTTATATAAATTTTTTTTTATATCTATAATTTCATCAGTAGAATAATATATATTTGGTTTATTACTATTATGTTCTATATATGTTTTCATTTTCATAAAATTATATACTATTTTAACAATATATTTAGATATATTAATATCTATTGAATCATTATCAATTATAATTATATTATAAATATATGGGTTTTTTTTACTATTATTTTCTTCTATTATTTGAAGAATTTGCCCACATTTAGATAATTTTTTTGCATCCGCATATATATAATCCCAATATAATACTATCGATAATATAAATATAATACTTATAAAAAATATATTAAAAAGTAATTCATAAATATTGAAATTATTACTAAAAATATTTTTAAGTTGATTATTATATGCATAAAAAATTATATTAATTCCTTCGTGTTTTTCTATATAAAAATATAATAATAATAATAAAGGAATTATAAATAAACTAATAATAATAAATACTATGATAATAATGTATAATTGATTTGCATATATTATATATACTAATAATATAACTAAGAGAATAATATATAATTTATAATTAAAATCATCTTTATTATCTTGATAAGGAAATATAATATTAAAGATAAATATTATTAATAATAAAGCTAGCATTTTAAAAATTTTAGTAAAATCACTTATCTCATTTAATACTATTGAATGTGTTAAATCAGTTGCATTTATTCCTTCGATAAAATTATTATTTTGAATATCCTTTAATGTTTCCGGCAAAGAATTTATAAATGTTGCATCCATTTACTTATAATAATTATAATATTTTAATCAAAAATTATATAGGTGATGCTTTTTTTATATGTTCTTCGAAACCATTATTAATATATTTATTATTAAAACTATTTTTATTGTAAGTCTCTTTACTAGATGAAATTAGTAACTTATTTATTAAGTTAGCTTCATTTGTATGATTTAATGCTAAAATATATCTAACATTATAATAATCTTTTTTGTCATAAAATTGTTTTGTATCATCATAATGATTTTTATCAATTTCTTCAATATATGGTCCTAATTGAAGTGAATCAGCTATAGATTTAATATTTGATAAAGGAGATTGTATATTTACAAATTTTTCTTTTTTACCAATAAATACTGCAAACATTTCTAGTAAACTTTTATTCACAAATGTATATAAGAATATTTTACCTTCAAATAAATCAAACACTTCTTTAAGTCTTCTAAAAAATTCCCATTTTCTAGGTGCTTGTCTATCTGTTACAAATGGCCATGGAATTATAGAATATATATATAAACAAATTAATAATGCAATATAAAAAACTATCAATAAAATTGTAATAATCATAAATACTATTGTTGAACCTGTTAATACATATGCATTTTTAACAAATGCTTCAAAAAGAGTTCCTGCGCCATAAATAATCCAATTAGAATCTCTACCTACAGTTGCATTCCATAACCATCTAAAACATGATTTTTTTATTAACCATATAATAAATATTATTATTAAATTATATATAATTATAAATAAACAAATTATCCACGTTATCTTAACATATGTTAAAAAAACAGGACTAAACTTAGAAGCAAACCTTTTGATAAAATTATAGTTATTTAATGCGTCTCTTTTAGTTTTTTCATATTTTTCAGACATATTTTTGAATTCTATTATTCCTCTATATTAATATTTTTAATATTATATGTGCTACAATGATAGTTGGATATTTTGATTTTATTTTGCAAATAAATATTATAAATTGTTATTAATAACAATTCAAATGAAATTTCATAATATTTTGTAAAATAATTATTGAAAATATTTTCTAATTCCTTATCAAACATTTTTTCGGTAGTATAATAAACATCTATTATATCACTTTCAGCATTATATATATCTTTAATAATATCTTCAGAATAATTATATTTTAAAATAAAAATTTCAATTTGCTTATTTAAATCGTTATAAAAACACATTAAATATTAATTATAATATATATATTTAATATCAATTTTTTAATAATATAAAAAATTTTAAAACAATTTATATTTATTATATAAAAAATTGATTAAACAAATTATTATATTATAATACATAATGTCATCTATTAAAAAAACGTGTATAAATTCATCAAAACATTATTATACAGGCACCGAATTATCTCCTTTGCACTATGGATTATCGGCCGAAGGTTACGAATTAAATTCAGTAATGGAAGGTTTTGATAAAGAACTTTGGGTTGTAGATATTAAAAATAATAAAAAAGTATGGGTTAAGAATGATACTATAATTAGAATTACTCGCGAAGATCCAATTATTAATAATATTGAAACAAAATTAGATATTGATTTTCAGTATGAAAATAATAAATTAAATGAAAAAATTGTGAGTATTATGAATTCAAATAAAGCAATTATAGAATCTAATAAGAATGATGAAAAATCAAATATTGAAAATAATGTTATATTACAATCTTCAAATATTGATGTATCTAAGATTCTAGATAAAAGTAAAAAATCAACAGATTATAATATCTTTGTAAAATATCGACTTCATCAATTGAAAGATACTAATAAAAATAAGAAAGAAAATTTTAATAATGTTAAAAATGAATGGCATGAAATTAAGAAGGATAAGGAAAATTTTAAAATAGTAATGGCAAATGCTAAAGTATGGTATGTTGAAACAATGAATAATATTTAATCGAGTTATAATATAAAAATTGATTAATTATTTAAAAAAATAACAATAATAATAAAGTATATGAATATTATTAGATTAAATAAAGATAATAATATTATATTAATAGATTGTAGTTATTATATTTTTCATAGATATTTTGCAACTATGAGATGGTATAAATTTCAAAAAGATTTTATTGAAATTGACGTAAATAAAAATATAGATAACTTTACATTTATTAATGCTTTTTATAAACATATTGATAATGATATAAAAAAAATATGTAAAATATGGAAAACAAATAAAAATAATATTATATTATGTAATGATTGTCTTAGAAGTGATATTTGGAGAAATGATTTATATGATAAATATAAAGCAACTAGAAACCAAAAAAACAATTTTAATAAACACATTTTTAGTATTTTTAATGATTACATTAAAAAATTAGGATTACAATCTATTCAATCAGACAGACTAGAAGGCGATGATATTATTTATATCACACATAAAAATATAAAAAATAAAATTAATTCTAAAGTTATTATTATAACAAATGATAACGATTTCTTGCAATTACTAGATAATAATGTATTAATTTATAATATGCAATTTAAAGAATTAAAACTACGAGGATACAATAATGCTAATATTAATTTGTTATTTAAAGCAATTTATGGAGATAAAAGCGATAATATACCAAAAATAGGTGCTGGTATTACAAAAGAAAAAGCATTAATTATTGCATCTCTTCCTAATAATGAAAGAATTAAATATTTAAATGATAATAATTTACTAGATAGTTTTGAATTTAATTTGTCTTTAATATCATTTGAAAAAATACCACAAAAATATATCGATATTTATAATATTAATAATAAAATTATTTTAGAGTAATTAATATAATTAATATTTAGTTTATATTTAGTTTATATTTAGTTTATATTTTTTTTATTAACTATAA